CAGACCAATAGATTGTAGACTTGTCTGCTGTAAAGTCTGCTGCCCATAAACGACCAAACGCTGCTAGGCACTCGTTACCCTGTGGAGGTGTGCCAGCCGCTCCTGTATGAGCTGACATCTTTTGAACTGTGCCTGTGTGATCAGAGAAAACCAAAGGCTCATAACCACGCTGGAACATAAACATGTGGTCATTAAAAGAAACAAACTTCCAGTCATTAGACGTAATAGTATAAGACGCAGGAGTTGCATCTACTAATGTTGTTGTTCCTTTAAATATCTTGTTATTACCAGCTGACAAGAATGTAATATCACCATCAGCAGCTACAAACTCACCCATAGACTCAATACCATCAGAGCTTCCTAGAACAGCAGCGCCGTTAGTAGTAACCATTGTATAGCCCTTACGTGAGGCTACTCTTCCTTCTTTGTCAATCACGCAGTTATCTGCTACAGCAGCAAAGCTAGGCTCTTGCGACAGCGGTGCGTCTTGCGTGTTAATGCCTGCAAAGCCGGGGGCTGTAATTGTAATGCTCTGTAATTGTTGAGCCATTATGTTTCCCTATACTGCCATAAATGTAGTATCTTCTGAGTATTTGTTAGCATCAAACGCTACAGCATCAGACAATGAAGAATCAGCAAGTGCAAACTGCTCTGCTGCTGACTGACCACCTGTCTCGCCTCTTTCGCGTAATGCCATTCCTAAAGCTATCTGTAACACAGGATTAAAAGGCACTTTCAGTACGTCTGCGTCAGCTGTTAAATCTACTTGACGTACAAAAGCATCAAAGAATAAAGTGTAGATGTTATCAGGGTTAGGATAAACCTGTACAGTAATGTCTCCGTTAGCATCAGTGCCTGTAAAAGCAAACTCAGTAGGAGAAGAGCTTAGAGCAGAACCTATCTTATAACGCTTATTCATCCTACTTCTATTACTAGCACTAAGAACACCTTTACCTGTTATGTTCATTGCCTCTCTAACTTCTACGTCTTGTCCAGCACCTGTTAAAGCATAAATAGACGTACCACTAACAGTATTAAACTCAATAGATGTACGCAAAGCAGACCAACTATGTGCATCTTCTACAAGCTGTTTTGCATCATTAACAAAATCTCCAATTAAAACTGAATAGCTTGTCTCTGGTACTGTGTCTACTTCGTTTTCCCGCAAGCGGCGTAGCACACTATTGACTAGCTGTAAGTACGTCATATAACTACCCCATGTATGTGAAAATAGCGCCTATTGACGCTACAACAATAATCCAAATAAGTCTTTCTAATATCTTAGAGCTAACTATATTAGCTGATAGACTGTCTACTTTTGATTCAATAGCGTTTACTTTATCTTCTATATTAGTTTGTCGATTAAAAACAGTAACAAGACGTTCTTCTACTCTTGCTAAAGACACTATTGCTTCTTGTAAAGTGTCTATCTTTTTCTCTACTCTGCTTAGCCTGCTTTCCATGTTTAAACCTTACTTATTAACTTTGCATAATCAGCCAACTAACTATAAAACCAAAAATGCCAATACTAATTCCTAGTACAGTCATTAAAAGAATGCAGTCAGCAATAAACTTCTTTTGTTCTGCTTTTCTTCTTGCTGTAATTAATCTCCTAGAACGCTCTTCTCTCCTTACTCTCATCATTGTAGTGTATACTTCAGCTTGCCCGCTATAAATAAACATCTCACGTAACTGCTTTTCTAATTGCTTTGTCTTGTGTTCAGCTAAAGCTACTTCAAGGGCAAAGGATTCTACACTTTGTTTAGCAAAAACCTTGCCTCCTAATGTTACGTTATCTGCTTGCGTCCTTGCTTCAGCTATCTTATCTCTAGCATTCCAAAATGTGCTAAACTGATCTGTTAATTCTGAAGCATCCTTATGAAGAGCTAGTCCTTTCTGAATCGCCGCAACAGCATGAGAAGCTGCGGAGATAGCAATTCCAATTTCAAGCATGATATTATCACCTCATACCCTCCGAAAGTTACGGATTAGGATTTTCAGGCGTTGGTATTATATGTAGTGTCCAAACAGAATCGACATAAGAATACTTCGAGCCAGACCAATCGTCAGGAGGAGTAGTTACATCCTCCACAACAATGGCATTACTAGAATTGAGATCAAGAATCTTACATTCTAAAGAATTAGCTGGGCCTATTTCAGCTTCATTTTCTTTTAGGTTTATTTCTGTTTCGTCAGAACATAACCACCTAGAAATATTATCTGTTGTTGTTAATATGGTTTTCATGTGAGTCCAGTTATAAGTAATTTAGTTGATGTCAATGCTTTTCCTGCCTTTTGAGCAGTAGAACTACTTCCGATTACCCCTGATGCGCTTACATAATAACTAGCGTTTGGTGTCAAGCTTGATAAGTTTTCTGCCACACCTCCGCGCAAAGCCACAGTTCCAGTAGCTCCGTTAGAAATAGATGCGGCACTAATACCAATAAAATCAATATTATTTGAAGAAGCACCAACAACGGTTTTCATGTGGTTGTGCTGATTTCCCGCTGCATCGGCATAACTCATTAAGTATTTATTGCTAGTTGAATCCCAAGCCATCTCAGGAGTCTGGATGGCTGTACTTTTAATATCTGTAATAGAGCCACTAAAACTAATTGTAGTCCCTGAAACGGTTGCTGTAGTAAATTTTCCTATGTTGGTATTGCTGGTCGTAACTTTCGTAACAACACCAATACTATCGTCAGTTGAGTTGTAAGCCATAAAAATTCCATATACTGCTGACGATGTAAGTCCTGCCATAGAAATAGGAGTGGTGTTTGTAAAAGAACTACCGCCCCAGTTGAGAGTAAAAAACTTAGCTATATTTGACGAGCTTGAATCATTATAGGACACCATTACTGTGCCTGTGCTTGCAGTCCCAGCATAGACCATTGAATAAAGACCATTTGTGGATACGTTTGATGCTTGGTATTCAGAGCTGACTGTTGGTGCTTGACTCGAACTATTAGTAACGGAAGCAAAATACCCAACACCACCCCTGTTATAAGCTACAACTGTCTTATTGGTACTAGGGTTATAGACCATAGATTGAGGGTAATTGGCTGCACCTTGTGTGCCTATTTGACCCGCACTTTGGTTAGTAAAGTTTCCGCTAGTACCAGCAGTAGGAGCGGAAGATGCAATATACAAAGTGTAATACGGATATTCCTGTCTATACATATAGATAACTCTATTCAACACGGGATCCCATTCAATACGAGCAGGAGCGTATTGACTGTAAAGGTCAGAAAATCTGATAACCTCTCCATACACAGCTATATTATTAGTAGCGTAGTTAGCGGGGGCTGACTGTCTAAGAATCAACTTTCCATAACCACTACCATCAACTGATGAGTAAATAAATATAAAGCAATTGTTTACGGTCGAATATGCTACGTAGAGAGAATCACTATGGTGACCCATAGTAGACATAATCACCGGAGTACCCCAGCTAAACGTAGCTCCAGAAACACTCCCCATTACACAAGACGGGTAATTGTTGGCGTCAGTATAAGCAATGCATACCTTTTCATTTACTGGGTCATACGCAGCGTGGCCCCCACCATTTGAAGCGTTGTTATAAAAAGTGCTTTCATTGCCTAGCTGAGTAGGAAAGCCTGAAGCGCTAACTTGTGAAATTGTTCCGTTACTATTTAAACCTACACCGACACCGTTTGCTATTGCTCCTGACGCAACAAAATCCATCTCGTTACCACCACCACCCGCAGGAGGCGTTGATGCCCAGTTTGTTCCATCTGAAGTTAAAACATTGCCGCTAGTTCCCGCTGCTGTAAGACCAGTACCACCATAGGCGCGGCCTATCGCGTTACTATTCCAAGTTTTGTTAGTAAGCGTATCTGTAGAAACTCGACTTAATAGAGTTGAATCAGCTCCCTCCGGAAGCAACATTGTGTTTGTCGCAGCTGCGCTGTGCGGCTGACTTGTAATTGTCTGTCCGTGAGAGTTGGCTGCACAGTTTAATGTAATAGAGCCTTCGTCTGACCCACCACCTCTTACCACCATTGTGTAATTAGCAGGAGCAAACTCCATTGAGCCACTCGCTGTGGTAGTTATTCCGCTTAAAACTGGAGTTGTCAGAGTAGGTGTTGTGTTTAAAACGACCGAACCTGTTCCGGTTTTTGATGTGACACCTGTGCCGCCATTTGCAGGCACTAATGTTCCAGCAAGTGTAATATTCCCTGATGTGGTTATTGGGCCTCCACTCGTTGTAAGACCCGTAGTACCGCCTGCAACTCCTATACTTGTAACTGTGCCGCCAGCATCGCTTTGTTCCGGCGCAGATACCCAGACAGACCCGTTAGATTTCAATACGTTTCCAGAGGTTCCTACGGCAGTTAGCCCAGTACCGCCATTGCTGGAAGGTAAAGTTCCGGTAACTTGCGAGGCAAGGTTTATAGAAGTAGCTGTAGGAGCTACTGCTGACCATGAAGAACCTGAATAAACCTTCATAGAATCTGATGTAGTATTGAAGTACAAAGCACCTGTTAATAGCGCATTGCCATCATTATCTACAGTAGGGTCAGATGATTTATCGCCTAAGTAGCGGTCATCAAAGTTATCGTAAGTTGTGGCCGCTGCCGCTGCAGAACTAGCTGACGCTGAAGCCGAGTTACCAGAAGCAGTTGCAGAAGTAGCTGCACCACTAGCAGAGGTAGAAGCATTAGACGCAGAAGTAGCCGCTGCTGATGCAGAAGTAGCCGCTGAAGTGGCGCTGCCTAATATACCATCTACATAGCCTTTTGTTGTTGAATCGGCAGCAGCTGTAGGTGTAGCAAGACCAGTGATCTTGTTATTACCCATCGCAATAGCACCAGACATAGTACCACCCGCGAGTGGTAGTCCTGTGGTGTCTGCTGCGTCAACGTAGGCTTTAGTAGCTGCGTCTTGTGCGTTAGTAGGATTAGCTAGACTTGCAATCTTATTTGAACCTAACGACAACTGGCCTGACATTGTACCACCAGCAAGCGGCAGTTTAGTAGCAATGCTGTTAGTAACTGTTGTGTGGAAGGCTGCGTCATCATCTAATGCAGCAGCTAGTTCGTTTAGAGTGTCTAATGCGGCAGGAGCGCCAGCAATTAATGATGTAATCAAGCCATCTGCATAGCCTTTAGTTACAGCGTCTGTAGCAGCTTGAGGTGTACCTATGTCAGTAAGCCTTGCTGCGTTAAAGTCTACAGTACCTGTAAGGGCTAAGTTATGTAAAGAAGTTGTTCCAGAGGTTGCGTTTACATTACCAGTCAAGTTTCCTGTTACGTTGCCTGTTACGTTGCCAGATACATTTCCTGTAAGATTGCCTGCTACAGCTCCTGTTAAGCTGCCTGCAAAGCCAGTGTTTGCTGTAATAACTGAACCTGTAATCGCAAGGGGACTAGAAGCTCCTATAATAATTCCATTTACTGAACCGCCAGTTATGACTGCGTTGCTTGAAGCAAGCGTGCCATTAGCTGTAAGTGTGCCTGTAACGGTAACAGTAGGTGTTGTAATAGAAGACGGATTAGTGCCTAGTTCAACAATGGCAGTAGATGCGTTCTCTGTATATATTCGTTTGTCTGTTACGTTGACCGCAAGTTCGCCTTGAACCAAGTCACTCGTAGTTGGTACGTCATTTGCGGTAGAGCTATTCTTGGTTACTATGACTGTCATGTTCTTGTCCTATCACCTAGTTTAGTCATTCTGGGGTCTTTTGATATACTCATAAAAAGAGAGAGGTAGCTCCTAAGAACTACCCCTCGATTCCTATTTAGGCGTTTACGTTTAAGATAAAAGCAGAATCAGGACGCATTGTCTTAACTCCGTACAGTTGGTCAGCAGTATACAGGTTAGCAAGCCATTCTTGCTTATACTGTGTCTGCGAACGAACACCCATTTGCTCTGCTAACACAAAAGTATCTTTGTGGATAAGTAGAGCAGCTTTTAATGCACCGCCAGCAGCGTTATTGGCAGCTGTTTCAGAAACAGTGCAATTGGTAGATACAAATACGTCAATGCCGTACAAGTTACCAATCTTACCATTCTGTACAGGCTGACCGCCTACGAAGTCAGAAGATACATAACGCTCAACACCCATAATTGCATTACGCAACGAAGGTGGTATTACAAAGCAACGATTGTCAAAAGGAACGTCTGCATCGTCCATCTTTTGAATCAAGTCACGAAACGCAGCGTCTGTAAATACATCAGTTGTTGTTACAGTATCAACAGCGTAAGCTGTTAAGCCTGTTGTTGCGTCAACGTAAAAAGAAGCTGTATTGACATAGTTGCCAGTGTTGTTACCTAGCGATGTTGCTAGACCATGTAGGTCTGAGTCTACTTGACGAGCCAGTGCATAACCCGCATCGCCTGTGTAGAACTGACGTAGTGAGCTTAGTGCTTGAGTTTCAGTGATGTCTTCAATAAGACGTGAATACTCAAAGTGCTTGTCAATCAACACAGCTACGTTTGCTTCAGTGTTGCCTTGAATACTAACGGCAGTTCCTGATGCTTTAGCTGTTGCAGCGCCACGAATAGGAGCAGGGACGTTGATAGTATCGCCTTTCTTTCCTTGCATTCCCATTTTCTTAACTAGGTTAGCAAGAACTAAACTCTTTTCGTATGCTGCTCTAACTTCATCTGACCAGATTTCTGGTATAAATGTTGCTGCTTTGGTGTTATTTACAACACCGCCTTGTAGTGGATATACTGAAGTAGTCATCTTATTTCTTCCTTAATTTATTTAATCATTTAACACGACCCTCCTGATAAGCTAACATTATCTCATCCGATAACGCCTCGTATCTATTAGGGTCAGTTTTCATTAGTTTAATAATGTCTGCACGTCTAAAGACTTTCTTACTAGTCATTGGTGATCCTGAAGCTCCTCCAGTAGATGCGTTCTTAACTGAAGCATTTCTACTAGACTTTTCAGCGTTTACAGTTTGGCCTATCAATGCTTTACGATCTTTCCACAGGCTAAATATTTCATCAGCTGCTTCATAATCAAAGTCTCGATCTGCTTGTTGCAATAGTTTAGTTCTAAATGGACTCTCACCTACCCAACTAACAAAAGAAGCGTCCTGCAGTACATCAGCTATGTCTGGATGTTTATCCTTTAAAATAGCTTGAGCAGTTGTCTTCTTCATATCCGTAGAAGTTCTTTGAGCTTCACGGACAGCGGGATGGTTATCTATTGCTTTCTGTATTGCCTTCTCAGGGTCAGAAAAGTAATCAACCTCTTCGTCTACAGGTGTTTCTTTTGTTGAGGATTGCGACATTACAAATTCATCAACGACCTTGCGTAGTTCACCTACCTCTCCACTTTGACGACCCAGCATACGCTCAGCCTCTTGGTGCATTTGAACAAGTTCCGCAGGACTTTTATTGCGATACTTATCAGGTACGTTATCTTCTTCACTAGGTTGCTCTTGCGAGGCTAGTTCTAAATCTTCTACAGTGCCATCTTCTACTTGTACGTCATCTTCTTGGTCTATCAGTGTAGCCATTATTAAAGCTCCGTGATTAAATCATTATGGAGATTGAGTGACTTGTGAGGCTCTTACGAGTTCTCCTCACGGCGTTCACGCTTAATTTGATAATCTCTATTCTTTGCCCATTGCATAGTCGATCTCGGAAAATCTCCCGAAAGCGGGTTTAAAGAGCTTTGAACAGCGGATACCATCTTAGTCGCTATTTTATCACACATTGAACACTCTGTTTTTCCTATAAACTCGTCAATGTATTCCTCAGTGACGTGTCCAGCGGAGCAGCGGAATTCGTAGATACGTCTAGTCATCTTGTGTTTCCTCTAGGACATCTAACGCTTGATCTACTGAATTAGGCAGATTAAGTATTAAATTTGCTATATTTAGCTGTCCCTTCTTATAATAAAGGTCTTCAACGCCTTTAACGGCATCTAACCCCTCTATAGCTTCTGCTAGAATACTTATCTCTTTATGGACGTTTTTCCAGCCTTCTGTGAGCAACATATCTTGTATTTGCTCATAATGTAATATATCTGCCTCATTCATATTGTTTTCCCTTGTTAGGACAATACTGCTTGACTTCACATAGCAAATGTGATATAGCTCAGGACTATACCACAGTATGAGCTAAATGTCAAGCCTTTTTTAATCTTTCTTTCTTTACAGCCTTAGAGCCACAACAGTCTTTAGCGGCTAAAGCCTCTTCAAGCCTTAGTATACGCTTTTCCATAGTACTATAAGACTCATTAACCTGCTCTATAACACTCTGTAGCTCTTGGTTACTGACCACGATTAGTCTCCTTAGACGCTGCTAGTCCTAGTTTCTTCTCATCAAGTGCAAAAGTTGCTAGTCTCATACGTTTCTCAAAGTCTTTATCGTCATCAGTAGCTGATACACTGGATGCTACAGCCTTAATACGATCTGTTTCAAGTTCTACAGGGATGCCTCTGCCCTCAAGCTCAATCTTCTTAGCCCTAGAGTTAGACTCGTTAGCCTGTGCTGTAAGAGCTGCTGTCTGACTGTTCTTAAACGCCCTATCCTCTTCTGCAATAGCCTGCTGCATTTTTTGCTGCTCTGGGTCTGGCTGTTGAGCTTGAACCATAGTCTCTATAAGGTCTTCTCGATTAGTGATGTTCATGTTGTCAATAACTGACTGTAGTATGATAGGGTATACAGGGCTGTCTTGTGGCATTGTCTGTAGCAGTTGTACTAACTGAGCTACTTCATACTCACGAGCAACAATACCTAGCGTACTTGTGGCTATAAACTTATAATCACTAACAGGAAACAACTCTGGCTCAAACTGCATGTAACGCCACGCTGCCTTCTGAGTAAAAGGTATAAGAAATGACTCTTGAAAGTTGACTAGTGTGCGTTTTTGACGTTTAATTACTCCTCCAAGGCTCATAGAGCTGCCTGCTGACGTTGTACCACCACCATTCATAGCCTGCTGAGCTGTGTCTACACTGCCCGTAGCGGCCTGTACCATGCGTTGTAGTGCGTCTGCTTGAGCAAAGGTGATCTGATTAACCTGTCCAAAGTTAAAAGGGTGTAGCACTTCGGCAGGGTTTCCGTTAGTTAGAAGGAGTTTACCTGCCTTTACTTCTGGCTTAGACCCACGAGGCATCCTTGTAGCGTCCATAGCCATCATTGGATGCACTGTTAGGGCTAGGGCATCAATACGAGCGCGAAGCTCAGCATCGAGCGCTTTCTGGCTGTTATAGCCCTTCTCACACACGCCCATGCCCCAGAAACGATTAGGCACGACATCCCAAGGGAATGCTACAACAGGGCGGTCTTGCATCATGTAGGGGGTTGCTTCAGCTTTTAGCAGAGTACCGCCATTAGCAATAACAACAATAGCCTCTACATAGTAAGAATCTCTGCCCTCGTCATCCTCTTCACTATCAAAATTAACAATCTCTTCGTCCTCAGAGTCAAAGGCATTCTCTAATAGCTGTCTAGGAACTAGACCATAATACTTAGTCAGCCTAACCTTGTTATCTGGCTGCTGAGATAGCTCTGCGTCTGGTTCTATTTCTAAATCAGAGTAAGCGGTTCCTATGTGAGCTTTCTTGTATACACCCTCTTCCTGTAGTTGATCTACAGAGTGTGTAGATACAAACTCATCAATAGCTACACCTACAGCACTCTCAATGTCTATTGCTACAGGGTCTATAAGGAAGTTTTGAGGCTGTATAGGACGCAGCTTAACCACTGTACGATCTTGTATATTAACCCCAACAGCTGTCATAGCTCCTTCCATTACAGGCTCAGTGGCTGGAACCATCTCCTTTTTCTTCTCTAGTACAATCTCACCAATGCCTGTACCGTAGACAGCGGCGTTTATTAAACACTCTCCTACAGCTTTTCTAATCTTATTCTTAGTGAATTCATTAGACAGGGCTTCTCGCAAGAAACGAACATCTCCGTTGTCAGTGTCTCCAGCATCGTCTTCTATATCAAAGAACTTACCACGACCAAACGTAGCCTCTTCAATGTCAGCTACATTGTTCTCTACTGCTTGTAACAGTGCAGGAGATACGATCCTGCTACGCTCACTCTCTCGCGTCTTATCATCACTGTCCCATATACCTCGCCACATACGGTAGTATTCGTCAAACTTAGCGTTATAATTACTTTCATAGTAACTGCGCCAGTCATTAACTTTATACATAATCCATTCTTCTAAAGTCTCGTCTAGCATTTCTACCGTGTCTTCGTTATAATCGTCCATTTTAATATCCTGTGTAAGAGTCTAGGGGTTCATCGTAGTTGTCCATCTCGTATCCGTAGTCGTAGGCCACGTTAGCTAACTGGTCAATATACGCAAGTGAGTCTACAGTATCGTCATGTACTAAGTGATTAGGAAACTGAAACAACTCGTCCATAAACTGTATGTTCCATTCACCCTTGTTAAGCGTTATCCTGCCCTTTTCAAACCGTCCCTGTAACGCCCACATGATCCTGTCAGTTTTCTTTGTATTGCCGTGGCTTAACTCCTCAACTCTAAAGTATTTGTTATACCTACCCATTAAGTCAGTGATAGGAGACATTACAGCCTGTCTGCTGATACCCTTCTCAATTCCTACAGCTATAGGGTAATACTCTCTAACAGCGTCAAAGATGCGCTCAGCAGTCTCGTCAAGCGTCCACCTACCTATTATTATATCTTTAACCCACCAACCGTCCTCATTAACTTTAACCACCGCTATAGAACTGTTGTCAAGTCTTTTATTACTTTTCTTACCTACTTCTACAAAGCCAGCTAAGTCACAGGCTATGTAGTAATCACCGCCTGTAGGCTCTTCTTCATCAAACTTAACCCACTCTTCCTTAAACATCTCAGAGCCTCTAGCCTCAAATGAAGCCATAAACTCTTGTCTGAAGGCGTAGCTTGATAGTGTCCTTTTAGCACTATCTATCTCTGTAGGGTCTATTAGTGGGTTGTCGTAGCTTGTAAAGTGCCATGCGTTATAGTCTTCTAGCTTACCTGCTAATGCTTCTGAGTACAGATCATAGAAGTGGTTCCTGCCCATAGGCGTACCAATGAACAGCGCACTACCTTTTAAGTCAGCTAGAGCAGGACGTAGTATCAGTTCCCACACTTCTGGCTTAAAGTCTGCAAACTCATCTAACACTACATAGCCTAAACTAACACCACGCATTGTTTCTGGTCTGTCGCTACCCTTTAATGAGATAGTAGCGCCATTAACGAGCTTTAGAGTTAGGTTGTTGACGTGGCTGTGTACGATAACACCCTGTCCTAACTCAAGCAGCATGTCCCATATAACGTCTCTAGCCTGCCCCTGAGTAGGTGCAACGTAGAAGACTTTACCGTTCTTAGACGATAACGCTTTAACTAGCAACAATGAAGCAGCCAGCCTAGTTTTGCCTGTTCTACGTCCAGCAGCAACTACTTTAAACCTAGACTTATCTCTCCACACCTCCTCTTGCCAAGGTAATAAGGAAATATTTAGTTCTTGAGTGGCGTTAGACAAATCAATAAACCCATAATACTGAGTCAGACTCTCGTATGTCTACATGTATAAAACCTTTAGCAACCCCTATACCAGTAAATCCTAGCTTAAAGGCGTTAGCTACAAGAGTGGCTCTTTCAATTCCATTACCCACCGCAATGTCTGCTGCAATACCCCTACAGTGAGTTCCTATAGTACTCTTACGAGACTCTACAGGGTGCGTATGATGACGATAACCGCTGGTTATAGTAAAGGGGAAACCACATTCTTCACGCAAAGCGTCTAACCTGTGTACAAACTCCTCTTCTATAGCGTTCTTTCCTGTGTGCTTACAGGCAAACTCTTCTAACTTGAAATACTTAAACGTCATCTGCTTGTCCGTCAATAGTTTCTCCAATCGTTATAGGATCATTATTATCTATGCCATTAATAGTGATACTAACAGCGGCTCTACCATTACTTAACTTATCCTTCTCAAAGTAACTGAGAGGCATAATTCTATCAACAATTAGTTTCCATGCAGCAGATTGGTTCTTATGGTCGTCATTAAGGGCGGCAGTGAATATAGAGTCCATTACCTCTCTACTCTTAGGACTAGCTAACATCCTAGCTTTATACTCTTCAATTGCTGAAGCGTCACCTTTAGGGCGACCCACCTTACCCCTATTACCTTTCTTTAAAGCATTAACCTTGTTCTTACGAGGACGACCTCTCTTGGTTTTAACTACTTCTGTTTCTTTAATGTCAATTATTTCTTTACTCACTATGTTTTATCCTTATTGGGAACATTATATAAAAGTATAAAGGTTGGAGGAAGCAGGGGCTATATAGTATAAAGACATTATACTATAGAAGCATTGTTAACTGGGTAGTATTTATACCATACTTTTAGGCAAAAGTCAAGCATTATTTACATTAATAGCTATTTAGTTATCGGTGCGGATTTCGTGTTGTGACAAAGTCTCCGCAGACGCGAATGTTTTCTCAATTAATACAACGACATAGGACACTATATCCAGGATAGCAACCTGTTGTCATTTAATTAGTTAAATTGGTCTATTTTGTGTCTGAGGGGCAACCGTTATAATTACAGTTCAGCCAATATAGCCCCCCGTCTTCGCAGACGACCCCGCCAGAGTTGGCACAGATGTTGCATAGGCTACAGAGTTGGCACAGATATTGCATAGGCTGCGCTGCTGTGGAATTGGCACAGTTCTTGCATGGCTATAGAGTTGGCATAGATGTTGCATAGTCAATTAAGACTTGACAAGTGCGAGTGTCTGTGCTCG